AACGCAATACACACAATAAAAGATATTAGTAAAAAAGATAAAGATGACTTTTTTAACTATTGGACAGAAAAAAATAAAACAGGCACTAAATTTAGAGCAGAGCTGCAACGCACATTTGATATAAACCTAAGATTAAAAAGGTGGGCATCTAATAATTTTAATTCTGCTAAAAAATCTAAGTTTCCAGAATACTTTGACGAATACACATTCAAAAAGCTAGATGCTAAAGGACAACAAGAATACACAAAACACCTTAAAGACTTAGGTTTTGAAACAGTATATAGTCCTACTGCTGGTACAATGTGGAGAAAAAAACATAAAGTATGATAGAATTTATAAAACACATACTAGGCTTATGTGGTGAGCCACACATTAACATATTTACAATACTAATGACAACACCAATTATATCATATATAATATATAAATTTTACAGATGAAAGAATACGAGTTACAAAAAGCAGTATGTAAATACTTAGACTTGCAAGGCATATTGTATTGTGGATCAATGGGTGGACAATACCAGGTGCATATGTCACAAAGAATAAAAGCAAAAAAGTCAGGATATAAAAAAGGTTTTCCTGATTTATTTATATATGAACCAAGAGGTGCATACTGTGGACTTGCAATAGAACTTAAGACAGGATATAATAGAGCAACAAAAGAACAACTTTGGTGGCGAGATGAACTAAATAAAAGAGGATATGTTGCAGAAATATGTAACGGATTAGACGAAACGTTAATAGTAATTAGTAAATATTTAAAAGGTCAAATAGAATGAGTATAAAAAAAAAATATAAGGTTAAGTCTATTGCAAAACATTTGTGTAAAGAATGGCTATTATACAAACATTATGCTAAAAGAATGCCTTGTATTAGTTATGCGTTTGGTTTATTTGAAAAAGAATTAGTTGGTGTTATGACTATTGGTAAACCTGCTTCAAATTATCTTTGTGTAGGTGTTTGTGGTCAAGAAAATTCTAAATATGTTTATGAGTTAAACAGACTTTGTGTTAATGACGGATTAGAAAAAAATGTTTTAAGTTATTTTGTTTCTGCATCTATAAAAATGTTAAATAATTTGATTTTAGTAAGTTATGCAGATACTAAAATGTATCATAATGGCTATATATATCAGGCAACAAATTGGCTATATACAGGCAAAACAAAAGAAAGGACAGATAGAGTTAATGTAGATAAACACGCTAGACATTATAATAAAAAAATAGACTATTCTAAAAATAGAAAATTAAGAAGTAGTAAACATAGGTATATATATTTTGTTGGTTGTAAGTCAAAAGTCAAAAATTGGACAGAAAAACTAAATTATAAAATAAAACCTTATCCAAAAGGCAAAAATAAAAGATACAATAGTAGTTATAAACCAACAATACAAAAAGAATTATTTTAAAAATATGAAATTACCCTTAACATTTGATCTAACTCCAAAAGGAAAAATAGTAGAAAGAAAACATATTGGAGAAAAAGGGTATATTGAAAATATTCAATACACATTACAATTTAATATTGAGGAAGATGGAGTTTATATTTCTTATTATGGTGAAGATGATACGTTTATAGATGAAAATAGAATAGATGAAATAATTAAATTAATAAAATGAAAGTTAAACCTACATTTTTTAACACAAGGCACGACAGATTGCATTGGGATTACATAGATACTAACAACTACTTGTTTACAATTTTATTTGATAGTGGTGCTAACTTAAATTTTATTTTGAGAGATTTGAAAAAAAACGAAAGCATACTAAATTATATTTATAAGAAATTGCACAGTAGATTTGACAATATTATAGAGATACACACAAGCAAAATGTCAAATGTAGAGTATAATTTAATGAAACAAAAAAAAATACCCTCAGTAGTAAAAATATGTTAGACGACTATATTATAAGCAACTATGACAAATTAAAAGACATAGCTTATAATATGGCAGGTAGCAAAGAACACGAGGAGTTTTTGCATTTTATAATAGAGCAACTTTACGATCACGACCAAATAAAACTAAATGAGGTTATAGAAAGAGATGAAATGTTATTTTATGTAACAAGAATAATGATTAATCAATACCACAGTAAAACAAGTAGATACTATTATAAGTATAAAAAATACTATAAGCACCACGTCACAGGCATAGTAGATGGCATAACAAGTGACAATGTAGTAAAAACAATAGAACAAAAACAAGATGCAGAACAAAAACTGTTCTGGATAGAAGAAAAACTAAAAGACTTGTATTGGTTTGATGCAGAAGTGTTTAAATTATATTACAGAGAAAATTTTACACTATCAGAAATGGCAAGAGCAACAAAAATTAATAAAAACACACTATACAAAGCAATAAAAAACGTTAAAGACTATTTAAAAAATGAGAAATAAAACATTTGACAAATTTATGTTTATATTAGGTACAACAATATTAATATATTTAATTTTTAGGTTATGGTAAAAAGTAAAGGTTTAGGCGATACAATAGAAAAAATTACTAAAGCAACAGGCATAAAAAAAGTTGTAGACAAAATTAGTGATGTAACAGGCGTAGATTGTGGTTGTGAGGAACGCAAACAAAAACTAAATGCTTTATTTCCTTATAATAATGTAAGACAATTTACTGATGACGAAAAACAGATATATGAAACGATAATAGCAAGAACAAATAATACTATAACAGGTCAAGACCAGGCTAACTTAGTAAAATTGTATAATAAAATATTTAACGCAAAAAAGAAAGTTAGTAATTGTGGCAGTTGTGTTAAAGAAACTATGGCAAGACTAGAAAAAGTATATAAAAATAGTTGTTAGACAATGCAAAAACACACAAAGGTTTATTTTGATTTTTTTGGATATGACGAGTCAGACACAATATTATGCGAAATGTGTAGTGCAGTTGCAGTAGATATACACCACTTAGAAAAAAGAAATAAAACAAAAAACGATTTTGTTGAAAATTTAATAGCAGTATGTAGAGATTGCCATATAAAAGCAGAAACAGACAGTTGTTTTAACTCATATTGCAGAATACAACACCTGCAAGTTGTTTGTGAGCAGGTATACGCACTTATAAATTTAAATAAAAAACTAGATGCAATTAGAAAAAATAAAAATTAACAAATTAAAAGCTGCAACATACAATCCAAGACAGATTAGTACAAAGCAGTACAACGATTTAAAAAAGTCACTAGACAAGTTTGGCGTTGTTGATCCTATAATTATAAACAAAGATTATACTGTTATAGGTGGACACCAAAGACTAAAAATATGCAAAGAGCTAAACCACAAAGAAATAGGTTGTATAATATTAGACCTTGACAAAGATGACGAAAGAGAATTAAATATAAGGCTAAATAAAAACACAGGTGAGTTTGATATGGATATACTTGCTAATGAGTTTGATATAGATAATTTAGTAGATTGGGGATTTAAGCATATTGACTTAGGACTTAACATAGATAAAATATTTGAGGGCAATACAGAAGATGACCATATTCCAGAAGTAAAAGAAAGCAGAGTTAAACTTGGTGATGTTTGGCAATTAGGAAAAAACAGATTGATGTGTGGAGATAGCACAAAAAAAAGTGATGTTGAAAAGTTAATGAATGGAGATAAAGCAGATATGGTCTTTACAAGTCCTCCTTACAATAGCGGTGGAAATTCTGGAACAGGTGGATATAGGGGGAATGAAAAAAGACAAACAAAAGAGTTTTATAATCAATGTTCTGATAATTGGACAAAAAGTGAGTATAAATTATTTTTAATTAAAGTTTTAAAAAATATACATAGTATATGCACAGAAATTTCGCCTATTTTATGGAATGTTATGTATAACGCAAATGCAAGAGATGATTATGGAAAAATTGTATTTTCTGATGATAATCCTTTTACTGTAAAAGAAACTATTATTTGGGATAAAGGTGTTGGAATGAATATAACTGCAACAGGCATTTTATCGCGAACTTGTGAATTAATTTTTTTAATGTCAAAAGGTGATAAGTATTACACAAATCAAAAAAAAGAGGTTTATTGGAATACTTGGAGAATATCAAATAGGGGCGGTGGTAATATGCAATATGGACACGGCGCGTCTTTTCCTGTTGATTTACCAAAAGAGGGTATAATTAAATTTTCTAAAAAAAACCACATAATATATGAGCCATTTTTAGGTAGTGGAACAACATTAATAGCTTGTGAGAAAACTAATAGAATATGTTATGGTATGGAATTAGATACTAAATACTGTGATGTAATTATAGAAAGATGGGAACAGTTTACAGGACAAAAAGCAACTAAATTATAACAGATAAAATAATACAAATGGCACACGATAAAAAAGAAAGATTATTACAGGCGTTACAAGAAACGCAAGGACTAATATATCACGCTTGTAAAAAAGCAGGTAACATAAGCAGATCTACTTACTATCGGTATATGCGAGAGGACCAGGAATTTGCAAAGGCAGTAAAAGAAATACAAGAGGCACAGATAGACTATGTAGAGGGCGAACTAATAAAAAACATAGCTAGAGGCAAAGAAACAAGTATAATATTTTATTTAAAGTCTAAGGCAAGAGATAGAGGTTATGCAGAAAAAGTAGATATAACAAGTGGTGGCAAAGCACTAACTGAACTAAAAATAGAAGTTATTGACACAGGGAAAGATTAAAACAACAAATGTATTTAACAAGGCGTATAGGTCTACAACAAGAATTACCTGTCTACAAGGGGGGACACGTAGCTCTAAGACCTATTCGCTTTGTCAATTGTTTATAGTCAAATGCTTAGAAGAAACAGGCAAAGTATTTACTATATGTCGTAAAACACTACCTGCACTAAAAGGTACTGCATATCGTGATGTGCTTAACATACTAAAAGAGTTAGAGCTTTATGATGAAGCAAATCACAACAAATCAGAACTATCTTACCAACTAAATGGCAATATATTAGAATTTATTAGCGTAGACCAACCACAAAAAATAAGAGGTCGTAAAAGAAACTATTTGTGGTGTAACGAAGCTAACGAATTTACATACGA